CACATGACGTACACGTAACCGTTAAATCAAAATTGACATCTGGTGTAACTCGTTTTATTTCTTCACGGAATGCACGTAAATCTCGAATAATCATTGATTCAGAGAATTCCCGAATAACTTTCTTATCCCGATTACCGTTAACTGCAGTAATCATATATCGTAACCGAGTTGGTGTATCTCCTTGTACTGTATTATCTATTTTCTTTATTGCTTCCACTTCCTGTTCAATATTCTTTTCATCTTTCCGTGTCAATAATCGGAAGGATACATCTACACCTGTTGGGAGTTTGACCGTAAATTCTCCATTAATTGGATTGGATTCAGGATTGGTCATATCCAACTGTGTCAAATCTATGGTATAATCAAATCGTTTCCCACAAGAAGAACACGGTAATTGTACTTCATAATCCTTACCATATGCTAAAATACGGGATGCGACTAGTACTGCGTTCAAATCACCTGCGAGTAAATCATCGGGTTTGACACCTTTTGTAACAATTAAACTTTCCAACAATTTATCTAGTACTGTTCCCTTTTGAATAAGATTGGTGGATGTTAAGATATCTTCTTCCTTTGCGGTCATATACTTGACATCTACCGTTCCACTTCGTAACGGACTTCCTTCTGGATATAATAGTCCTTTACTTGGTAATTCAATTGTTTCTGTAGGGAACCCATAATCTGACATAATAACTCCTTAACCTGGTTAGTTTTACACTTATATAAATATCAATCGTCTACGTTTTTGGTGGAAATATCTTCCTTATAAACCTGACTAATTTTAGATACGAATTCCTTAAAATACGACTTAGAACGTTCAGGCGTGACCAGTGCCCCGTCTACGACCAAATCTGCGACCTTTTGTTTCTCTTTGAGAATATCTCTCATATACTCGTCAATCGTATCGGCACATAACATATAATAGACTTGAACTTGACTCTTTTGACCGATTCTGTGGGTACGGTCTTCTGCTTGTTCGTGGTTTGCGGGCACCCAATCGCAATTGAGAAAAACAACAGTATCTATTTGTTTCTGTAGTCCGTCAATACCCATACCGGCTGCCAATAGACTGAACAATCCGACTTTGGCTTCCCCACTCGTCAAACGGTCAATAGACTTCTGACGTTCTTTACTATTCATTTCACCTGTCAATAGTGCCGACTTCTCTCCATAGTGTTCTTGGAGGAACTTTAATGGAGCGAGGTAGTTACTGAAGATAAGAATGGGTTTATCGTTGTCCAAGAATTCATCCACCATTTCCACCAACCGTGGCATCTTCTTTTCAATAAGAAACTCTTGGATTTTCGGCATATGACCGATGGTGGGTTTTTCTACCTTCCACCGTCCAAAGACTTCTCGTAACATTTCTTTATATTGTTTCTGTTCGTCCTTCGTCAATTCCACGTACAAGTCATTTCGTTGCTTAGCAGGAAGTTCGGTTAAGATTTGTTCTTTCTTACGGCGGATGACCAAATCTTTTGTACGGTCGTGGAGGTCTTGAAGATTACGCGGTGCTTCTCCCTTCCATCCCCCGTATCGTTGAGTGAAATGGAAGAAGTTGTTGAAACGGTCTTTGTCAAGGAAGTTCAACAATGCAAATGCTTCAATAGGACGGGACATCACCGGCGTACCTGTCAGGAAGATACAGTACTTCGTTTTGATGCCTGGATATTTCCGTCGTTCTTTATATGACCCTAGGATACTTTTGGCTCGGATGGTTTGTCTATTTTTGAGGTAGGTGGCTTCGTCACAAACAAGGAGGTCAAAGTCTTGCTTCCGTAAATCACCGACCACCTTACCAACGGCATCATAATGAACAATATGAAACTGATTGCTAAGCTTTCCATAATAGTTTTTACTATCCCATACAGTACTCTCCTTTCCAGTAAATTTTTTGATTTCACGTTGCCAATTCACCACCACGGAGAGTGGACAGACGATAATTGTTTTGACATTCTTATGTTGTGCGAATCCGATTGCTTGTGCGGTCTTCCCCAATCCAGGTGCATCTGCGATAAGGCACCGACCATCTGCTCGTTCCACGAATTTGACGCCGACTTTCTGATATGGGTATAACGTCAGTTGCATCCCTTCAATATCAAACTCCACATCTTCTTTGACCCGAATCTCATCCAAATCTTCACGACGGTCTTTTAACTTCTCCAAAAGTTTCAATACCTTCTCATCACACTTGATATTGGTTGGACCAAAGACATTAAACGCCTTCGGGAGATGAACTGCGGGAAACTCCCACCACTTTTCTTCTCCATTCCACTTTCGTCCATCGACTTCATACTTGAACTTTGCCATCAAATTGGGATTATATGGCATGACAACGACCGCAGTTTTACTATCCTTTAAATGGATAGAAACTACGGTATCGGTCGAGACTTGTGGTGTGAATGTGGAAGTCGGGTTATTCGTCTTTGCGATTTTCAGGTGGGAGATATCTTCACCCTTGAGCGTCATCTGTGCCGCTTCTTTCCAGACTTCAGGTATACCAACCGTTTGTGTCATCCATTGGAGGTATGACTGATTGTTGTAGTATACGTGCGCAAGTGAATAACCTTTGAACTTCCCAAACGTGAGAATCGCACGTTCGGCAGATTCGTGTATCATTCTGTGGTCTGTGGTTTCTTTACGTAGGTAAAAGTTTGTAAATCTAGTACCCATCCTTCGGATTCTGAAAGTCCTAACATCGTCATCATTTCACGATTTGCCATAAATACTCTACTGGTCAAATCTTCTTGATAGTTCTTTAATAATTGATTATTACTAATGATTAATTCTTTTAATGCTAGTGGGACTGGAATAGACGTTGGTTCCGACATAGTAACTCCTGTTTATTTATTCAAAATATAACGTTTAATTATGCTTATGTCAAGTGGTTATGGTAACGAACTTGGACATACAACTGTACCCGTGCATCCTACTGGAATCTCAATGCAGACGTATGCGTATCCAGTTGGGGGAGTCAATGACGGACATAATACACTACCCACTGGGCACCCAGATAATGATGGTCCACGTGACCCCGAAGGCCCGACTGACCCCGTTGGTCCTTGTGGAGCTACTCCTGTACATATTCCTAGGGTAGCAGCGGACCCGGATGGTCCCTGCGAACCAGAGGATAATACACGGATTGCGATTGATGCAGTACTTGCTATGACGGATGTAGATGCGGTAAAACTTGCAGTGACCGCTAATGCCGTGAATGATGCACTGGTCGCGGATGGATTTAATACGCCGAAGGGAAAGAAATATGCCATAATTTAATTAGGTTGAACAACCGCCTGTTGATGTAACCACCCCGCTACCATTTGTACAATAATAATCACTACCATCAGAGAAACAGTATACATTTGCGGGGGTAGAACACGTTGAGTTTAGATACAATGTACATCCGTTTCCTATCGACGTACAATCACTACTATATACACTTCTTATACCATCCGTGTATGACGAACAATTACTTCCCCCTCCACCCGAGGTATCTGTAGAAAAATCACCTAAATAGGTACAACACGTTGCTCTAGTACTTGATAGTAAATATACTCCAAATCCCTTTGGTCCTTGTGGACCGGTTGGACCCGTCACACCAGTCGCACCTACTTTAGTATATCCAGACCCACTTGGACCAATTGACCCACTAAAATTTAATGCGACACTAGCCGTGTTTATCGTAGATGTTAGGAACGATGATTGTAACGATACACTCGCCGTTGTAACAGTTGTTGCGAAATTAACTTTACCTAATGGATATGATTGCATAAATATTTCCTATTAGTAGGGACCGTCTACTGTACCCGTAGGCCCCTGTGAACCTGATGGGCCTTGCGACCCACTAGACCCCGATATATAAAAACATGGCCCTACTGGACCCGCATCGCCTTGTTTTCCACTTTGTGCAAAGTTTGCATTAGTTACATTAACTGTTGTATACGTTTCTATAGCTAGTTCTGCCAACGATGACGAAGTAACAATAGCAGGAATTGACCCGGACCCAAATGGAAAAAATCTCATATTAATCTTCTATGGGATAGATGTGTAATGATGCAGTAACGTCTGATATCGTACCTGTAGTAGAAATATTATCGATAATGTATCCGACATAATTTCCACCTTGGGTATATTGCTCTAAATTAAATGCTTGTAGTACGGGAGATAATATATAAGCATATGATGCTGTGTCAAATATCATATCCGCAATAATATATGAATTTTCAGACGGTGCGGTGGTAAATGCTCTTGTGGTTTCACTGGTAGGAACTAAATTGATATCCCGAGAATATAATCTAAGTCTGGATTCTGATGATGAGCAACTTGCACTTAGAATAATAAATGATTTGGGTGATGTAATATTTCCAAAATCTCTTGTTCCCGCAGGTAAAGATACGGAGTATACATCCAGACGGTTACGAGTTGTATAGGAAGATTCTATTGGATAATATGTAAGTGTCACACTTGACCCGCTTACGTTATACCATGTTTGACTTGCACTAAATGTACTTGCGATAATTGGTGGGTCGAATATAATTTTAGACGCACTTTCATACACGGTATCTAGTGACAATCCTACCGATGCACTATAACTAAATGATGCAGTTGGTCGAGGGTCATCGATGTTAACACTTGCGCTATCCGAGTACAATCGTGTTCTTCCTGCCCCAGTAGTAGTGATATCTAATAAAATATATGTACTACCAAACGTGGTGGAACTCCCACTACCGACTGATAATGTCGTGGTACCCCGTACAAACTGTGCCCCACTTTGTATTTGTTGCAAAAGTCCCATAAATTATCCTTAAAAAGATACTACTATAAATATCAGTTTGATTAGTATGGAGTAACTACCCACGTCGCGCCATTATAATATTTCACAGGCTTTACTTCCCACGCTGCCCCAGTCCACACTTTCATAGGTTTTGCCTCCCACGCGGCTCCGGTCCAGACTTTAATTTGCCCAGTGGTTACCACACCACCAGATTGTAGTTGTGCGGACGCGGAAACAAGTGGTTGGTATATCCAAGATGACATATTATGCTACCTTACGGATTGACCAATTGACGGTAATCGTCCCTGATACTGCTAATAATGTTATATCCCATCCATGCAACAATATTAATGACGGACTGACCCACGTATCTTTGATATGTAACATAATATATTCCTATTAGTTTGTGTCTACCCAGAGGTCAAATGTCGTGGGACTGCTTGGTGCGGTGGTACCTACGGTAATACTTAGTGTTGCGGGGTCAAATGTTGTCGTAAGGGCGTACGAAGCGGTATTAGCAAACCCAGCTAAATCTGCATAACTACTGAATGACCCTGTTCGAAGTGGGGAGACACTATTAGGAACTACATTAACATTATACTGTGCACCTTCTTCTAATTTAACCGTAATACTAGGAATTTGTGCTGTTAAATTTTGGTCAGAAGCTTCGCGTATAATGACTCGTATATTTGGTATACCAGTACTAAAATCTGTCATGTATTATCTCGTAGACGCAGGACGAACAACAAAATATCCTTCAAGAACCCGGCGAGTAATGGAACCACTGGTCATCTTGATGTCGTACACATATTTTCGTTGAGTAAGATTACTTGTATCGGATGGAGTTAATTCTATATAAAAACTACCAGACGTTTGTGGAGTCAGTTTTGTAATAGTAAATGACGCAGCTACTTCGGTAGTTGTATAATTTTCTCTGACTTGACCTTGGAATGTGTAGTCAGTGATGTTTAAATATCCACCCGTATCGGCGTTTTCTACAGTCGCCAACACTTTAAATGTTTCACCTTGACCAATATTGAATTCAGTAATTTCTGCCATAGTTTTTCTCGGAAAAAATACGTCTTACTATAAGTATCATAAATTCTTGGTATATAACAAAAAACCCCACGTTTAACCGTGAGGTTTTTATATTTTTTACTCTATTATTAGTAGTTGAGGATACAATAATCTGGTTGAATTGTCAATGAGATAGACATAGGGTCATCTTTTTCCCATGCCATTTCACCAAATTCTACTTTAGTAATTTGACATCCCTTAAGAATCCATTCTTCAACCTTATCACCAACTGGTCCAAGAACGTTGACGATAATATCCTTCTTATAGAATTCTGCGTATCCGTCACGACCTGTGACTGATTCGTGGTGTAAACGAACCCATTCCATCACTGCTTGTGCACCAGATGGTACAACGGGGTCATATAAATCAATCGTGAGTTCATCCCATACACTCTTACCTTTCACATAACGTTGAAGGTTGATGTGGTCTAAACGTTTCTTTTCTTGTGTTAACTTTGGACGGTCTGCTTTCTTAATAAGATATGCAGGTACACCTTCAAGATACATTACGTACCGATTTTGTGTTTTCGGTTCAAATGCAGTGAAGAATAGTTCTTGTTCACTTACCAAATTTGCCATATGGCTCTCCAAATATGAATTGGTACTTTAAATAAATAGTGGTTATTGAAAAAACTGATTAGATGGTATTGAAGGTTGCACCAGTTGGGAGAATGTTGAAATCCAACTTGATGAATTCTGCGGTACGGGTTGGTTGGAGATAGATTGCCCCCGCCAAGATATTACGGTCAATGATATCTGGTGTATTGTTGGTTTCGTCCATAACCACCTTGAATGCCGTCAATCCAGAGTTTTGTTGAATCGTTGCAAGATATGGATTGACAATGTTCAAGAAACGGTTACGAGTTGCTTCGGTATTTTGTTCAAATACTAAGAACCGTGCGGAACTTGCAATGTACTTCTTCACAGTGATAAGAAGACGACGAACATTTACACGGTCTAGTGCTGATGCACGGGTTTGTAATGTCTTTTGACCCCACACACAGATACCTTGTCCTGGGAATTGTGCGATTGGATTGACCTTTGCATCATACAATGTATCACGTTGTGCTTGATTCAACCGAACCTTGACACCGATAGCGCCTGGGATTCCACCACGATTCAACCCTGCTGGAGCGAACCATTCTGCTCCAACATTGTCACTGTACGCGTAAACTTCTGGAAGTACTACAGAAGGTGGTGCCCACATTTGTTTGTTTGTATTGGTGTCGATGATACTGACCCAAGGATAGTATGCTGCTGCGTAGTTAGTATTGATACTACGTGCTTTTGCAGTTACGTCTGAAATCGATGCATTAAGTTGGTCAAGGTCAAGAATGTAGAAACAATCACCACGATTCAAACAAAGGTCCATTGCATATTGTGCAACATAACTATGTTGTGAATACAATACGCCAGGAACAACTAGGAGATTGAAGTCAACACTGTCTGGATTACTAAGTGCATCTAATGCTCTCTTGTATTCGACTGACCCTGACTTTACTGCGGTGGATAAGTCAAAACCTTGTGTGTTTGTACTACGAATTGCTCCACCCATTGCGATTTCTCTTGCAGGATTTAATCCATCAAATCCACCTTGAACTGGTACAGTAAATTGACGATATTGTACATTGGTGTCTGTTAATGATATTGACATAGATGCCGACCCACTTGGGATATCATATAAATCTTCAAGATTAAATTCTGACCCAACTGTATTTAGCCCAACTAATGGTCCAAGATATGAACGACTGTTTGTGTCTTTAAAATTAAACCCATAGAACGTGGCTTGTGGATTTGCGGTTGAGGCAGAACTATATCCTGGAACACCATTTGTTAACCAACGACTTGTTACATATGACCCACTTACTACTTCTTCGGCACTTGATGATACTGTTGAACGAAGTGCAGAAAATCCAAATGGAACTGCATTTTCTGGAATTGGGTCTGATGAAAGTTCTACACGAATATATTTTGATTTATTTGGGTAATCACCTTGATAATATGTTTCACCCGTACTTATATCATAAAATGGTGCACTATTACCAAGTACTCGTGCGATGTAATTTGGTGATTCTGGGTCGAGTGTTAAGTTGTCCCATGATGGTTCAAGAAGTGATGGACTATCATCAGTATCTTTGATATCACGTACAAAAATACTGAACTTTCCATAAGGACTATCTTCGGAACTACCAGATGGCACTACCCCAACAATAGATACTTTAATATCTGTATTTGCGTTAGTGCCGTCATTTAACGTGTGGATTTTGAATAGATTATATTTTGCTCCACCAATCGTTTGTGAACGAATCCACGGTGTTGTTGCGTTTGAATATTGGTTTAATAACGATAGGGATGAAAGTGATGCTGTTACCGTAACTGAGCCGCCTGCTTGTGTAATTGCGTTTGGATATACCGCGTATACATATGCAGGTTTTGTTGTAGTTGATAGTGGGGCCGAACCAAGTACTTTTGTTATGAATGAAGTACTACTTTCAACTGGACTAATTCCTGATGCAGATACGGATACATTACCTGAACTACTTAGTACCAAACTGAAACTTGCCGTATTTCCCCCAATAGTTACTCCAGTTAAACTACTACCAGATAATGTTGGATGAAGTACTGCGAGTACTTTCTTACCAGCCGAACCTGTAGCATATACTGTTACCGTATTGGTTGAGTACCCACCCAAACCTAACACACGAACAACTGTTGCACTTCCTGCTTCTTGTAAATAATTTTGTACGGTATAGTTGATGTATGAATTACCATCTGGTGTACCGAACGTATTCTCTAATCCTCTTTGCCCATCAACGACAATAGGAATGAACGCTGGTCCTTTTCTAGTAGGACCAACAAACGCAGCTCCAATTTGAGCAACGCCTTGTGCTAGGTATGTTTGGTCACTTTCTTGCGTGAATACGCCTGGTGACACTATTCTTTCTGCCATACGGTATTCTCCAAACTAAATTTGTTATCTTTCTGGGGTGAATTCACCTGTTTCAAAATTTATTGAACCAGTTCCATACTTTTCTGATAACCGATTGATTAATTGTTGTTCTTCATCCAACAATGTTTTAAAAAGTTTTCCTTGGTCTTGTATCTTATTTTTTAGTTCGATGACATCTTCTTCAAGTAATTGAAGTTGTAAAGACATCTCCCCAGTTTCAGACACTATTACAGATAACTTTTCACGTAATGAATTAATTTCAGTTAATTCTTCTGGTGTAACTTGTGGCATAATAACCTCTTTTGGTTGTAAAACACCTCGTATCATAAATATCAGTTTTTTTACCTAAACACCAATTATTGACCTTCCATTTCGGTAAAAACAACAACTTTTTTTGTTCCATATCTAGTTTTCGTGACCAAACCTCTATTATGTCCAACATCCAATTGGGAGTCTGGAAGAAGATATGCATATACCGTCATATCGAACTGCGTACGTACCACACGGTCACTAGTATTTGGTAATTCCGTCAATGGTTCAAATGATTTGATAATAGTACGAAATTTATAACTGTTCGGTTCACCCCAAAATTCATCACTTTCAAATGAAATGTTTTCTACAATATTATTCATTTGTTCCATATACTCTGTCCAAATCATACAGGTATACGTAAATTCATAATAATCTGGTGCCGCTGTTGTGTTAAAATATTCTCGACTTGGACGAACGCCATTTATAATATTAAAACGGTCATATGGAGTACGTCTATTCCACCCAGTATAAAAGGTACGGTCATAGTATTTGTTGACTGCCGAATTGATTGCAGTTTTTTTCATTGACGTGCGACGAAGCATCAACATTGGTAATTGAATCTTACCAATAGAATCACGAAGAATACCATCACGTTGTGCACTTTTCCATCGCTCGGGGTCACCGTAAATAACAGGAACTTTTACTTGTTTTCCGTCTTGTGTAACAACTGGTGTTATACGATTTGATAAATAACTGATAATAGAATTATCAACTGTATAAAGTGTAACTTTGATTTGTTGACCATCGATTTGTGTATCATCTGCTCGCGATTGAACACGTTGAGATTGTTGATTATCATTTACAATCTTAGTTTCATCTATCATACTGGCGCCTCTTCGATATCAATACTTGTACGACGAGTCAAGTGTGCCATACAAATGATTGCGGTATTAAACCCTGGCTTACCTGCGATGAGTTGTGTTTCTGTAATGTTGTGTATTTCATAGTAATGATTGTTATACCCAACAATATCTCCAATCTCTGGATATGTATCGACTTCTTGTAGTAGTCTACGTGCAAATCTAAATACCACCTGTTGGTCTTGGTTAACACCAAATTTTTCAGTCGTGTCTTGTGTATTCTTGTTGTATTCCACAATAGCATTAACTGTAACTGGTGTATAGCGTGGTTTACTTGTGCTTTCCCCGTATAAATTTATTTTAGTTGATTCTACTACAATTTTATATAGGATAACCGCAACATCCATCGTCTCGTCAATTAATTCGCGAGTAATGTGTTGAATAAATTCGTAATCTCTCTGTGTGACGAACCGTGCCATTTAATTATCCAATATAAATAAGTGTTGGAACAGAATTGAACATTTTCTTCATATTTTCTGCATTTTCCATTTGTTTTTTCATCTGTGCTTGTTGTCCAGTTTCCTCTAAAGTTTCACGAAGTTCTTTAACTAGTGTTTCCTTTTCCGTAATTGCTTCACGACGAAGAATTTCACCATCTAAACGAATTTCTCCGTCAGGATATGGAATTTCTGAGAACTTTGAACGAATAATACCTAACAATTCTTTAGCTAATGCGAGTGTATACTTGAACACCCAAGTACGTGACATATCATTTAACTTAGAGTAAGTAACGTGTGTATATGGAACATTAGATAAATCACTAGCAATATTTGACCCAGATTGAAACATATTTTCATCCAATTTCTTATCATCCACTACCATGTAGTCAAACCAGATAACTTTACTTTCTTTAAAAATTGGATAGAATCTAACAACATTGTTAGAAATTTCAAATCCATATTGACTCTTACGAATCATATCATTGATTTCAATTGCTTGAATACGGAGTAAATCTTCGTATGCTGGCATCATTACGAATGTAACTGGTGGTGAGTATCCGTCGAATCCAAATTCGCTCATCAAGTTTGTTAACCCAAGACCAGTCGTTGCAAACGGGTCATAGTACCGTGCGATGGCTGGCGGCATATAATGATATACACGACGAATTTCAATTCGTTTTCCACTTTCACTTACATCAGACCATAGTTGTTTTAAATCGTAACTTTGTGTTCCAACGGAGGCGGAAATGTATCCTTTTTTAACTGTTACGTTCCCACCAGATTGTGCTTCCGTACCATAGTCGGCTGCTAATCTAACTAGTTGTGGAACTGGTGAGCCGATAATATTACGTTGTGTTGCACTATTAGCGGTTGACGCTCCTTGTAACGTTAACATATGTTCACGCGCATTAAATTGATTGACTTGATTTCCGTATACAGAAACTGCTTCTTCAAAACACGCATAAATTTGTTTATCAAGTAATTCCACTTCTACGACAGGATATCCCAATTTTCGTGCTACCCATTCTGCTGCTTTAGGTGCATCCGTTTGGAATTGCGTATCAGAATCAAAGAATCCAAATGGAGTAACCCCAACTGGATTTCTAGGAGAGCCATCGTAAAAAATTGGTTCTTGTGTTTCCATAATACTCTCTGTTTGAGGACTAGTAATAAATAGTTTTATTAAATCATTAACTCATATTTTGAGTGACTAGAAATAAAAAGGGTGACCTTTCGGCCACCCAATTTATTTTTGTTACGCTGCTCTCTCAGTCAGATTAGACGAGGTTGAGCTTATCGATAAGAATCTTACCGAAGAATTCAGGGCGAACGACCTTCTTTGCGTAACGGGTCATAACACCACGGCGTGGTGTGAAGTTCGTTGGGTCATAGACCAATGGAGTCATGATGAGTGGGATGTATGGAGCATATACTGCACCAGTTTCGAGGAAGTTACTTCCACGGAAGCCCATCAACAAAATGTTTTCCTTCATGTATGGGTTCTTGTAGATAGTGTAACGGTTTTGGAATGAACCAACCTTTGTTACGCCACCTGCGAATTCCATCTTGTCACCATCGGTACTTGCGAGGAAGCCTGGGATAGTTTCAAGGATTGTTGCGACGGTTGGTGAAACAACTGCGAAGTTTGCACC